GTGAATGCGACTTGCAAGAATAGCATACTTCTCTTGAATAGGATGAGTCTTTCTATCGTAATTACAGGCAGCAGAAATGATTTTTCGCTTTTTAAGAAGAATACTTCCTACTCGTTTTTTAGATGGAGATGCCATTGCAACCGAAATTGCACTATTAAGAATCTCTGGTTTCATTTGTGAAGGAACTGCAATAATATCGCTCAAAAGATACATCAGTTAGACATTAAAAAATCACTCTAGCACAGAGTTGTGACTAGAGTGATTTAGGTGTGACAGTTCGTAAAGTGTCAGTCGTCTAGATAGATGCTGGCAAATTCGGTTAGGGTTTCAGTGGTCATATCCTCTAGGATAGATACTGCCTGACTTTCAGTATCAGCATAACCTTCATTAATAAGGTCTTCAATCATATATTGAGTTAGGAGGTCGTAGTCTACTGAGTTTTTAAGTTGTTGCTTTGCAGTCTGATATTCACCGGAAGTTTTAGCCAGGCGAGCACGGGTTGCTGCACTACCAAATTGTCTTTGTTTTGGAGCAGGCTTTACGGTTGCCGTAGGAGCAGCAGTGCGTAGTGCCTGAGCAGCAGCAGCGGCTCTTGGGCGAGGGGGAAGAGGGAGTTTTTGAGTTAGAACTGGAAGTGTCGCTTTGGGTGTAGCAAATACATTACCATTCGCAGCGGCAGCAGCAGTTCTAGCCTGCTGGGTTTGCACTCTACCGGGTGTTCTGGGGGTTGGTTGAGTGAGAGGGGCATTGTAGCCGCTCTTAGCCCCCTGATATGCGCCTTTAACTGCATTTACTAGGCGCCTACCACCCCGACCAACTCTTGCAAGAGCGGCTTGGGCTTTTTCTACTGTTTCAGTACCACTCTTCTTTAGTTGGGCTTTTTTGTCACGGATTTTCTTATTAGCGGTTTCCATTGCACCCTTAACACTTCGCTTGGCACCACTAAGAGCGCCACGAATAGCAGCGGATCTGGCAGCACGGCGGGCTCTTGCGGCAGTATCAGAATCTCTTTTTGCATAAGAACGAAGAGTTTTATCCCGCTCAACTTTAGATTTTTCGGATGATTCTTTTTGTCTTGCGCGATTTTCCCTACTTTTCGCCATTCTCATTTCACCCGCTCTGCTAATCTCGTCAATGAGTTCTAGAGATTCAGTAAGAACTTCATCATCAGAGAAAGTGACTTCAAGAGTATCTACAGCCTCTTCAAGAGTATCACCATAATCCATAAATTCCCAGATTAGGGATTCCATTACTTCTTCAATTTCTTCTTGTTGGAGATAGTCTACGAAGCGAAGGTTATCGTAAAAACTGGCTTCAGTAAAACGGCTATTATACAGTTCACCATAAGCCTCAGTTAAATGGTATCTAGACATATTTCGTTTTAGGTTATATTCTCCTATTATTTAGGAAACTTGACCTAGCAACTTCTCTTCAAAATCTTCCCAGTATTTATCTGTTGCCTCGGTATTATCTTCGGGGCTTCCGAGATAATCAAACCAGAACTCTCCCGATTCGTGAAAGTTCTCCCAAAAAGCAGTTTTAATTTGGTCTAAAGTAAAAGTTTCTTCCATCGTGTTTAAAGTTTAAAGTTTGCAACTGAATTAAAATCTACATCATGTTTAATGGCTCCAATGAGATAACTTGATTTTTCTGTTTCCATTGGCGCTTCTTGTAAGGCGTTAGAGTTTAGCCAACCCTCCATCCAAGTTAAGGGATTATTTTTAGGAGCATCGGGATACTGTGGCTTAAGACCAATGGCTTTCTGCCTAATATTAGCATTCCATTCGGTATAATCCCAAAGAATTCTTTCATTAAGGCCGATAAGTGAACCATCTTTAAAGAGATAGCGACCCCAAGCCTTTTCCTCTTCTACTGCCCTATTAAATAGGTAATAGCAATAACCCTCTTCTTCTTCGGCAATCTTTGCCATATCGGGGTCATCACCCTGTTTCCACTTTTTAAGAATCTTTTGAGTAATGGCAAGATGTAGTCCTTCATCCCGAGCAATAAGTTCAATAATCTTTGCAGAGCCTTCCATCACTTTTAGTTCACCAAAAGCAAAACTACAAGCAAATGAGACATAGAAGCGAATACCTTCCAAGATATTCACATTCATCACTGCTCGGTAAAGTTTTCTCTTAAGTTCGTAAAGTTCAGATTTAGCACTATCCACACCTTCAAGATTGAACTTCCAAAGATTAGAAGAACCATATTGCTGAGCAGATTGAATAAAATCATCATAGGCTTCGGTTACACTTAAAGCCCTTTGGACGATATTTTCATCAGTAATAATCGTATCAAATACTTCAGATGGATTTGGATACACATTTTTGATGATATGAGTATATGACCTTGAGTGAATATTTTCAAAGGCTTCCCACCAGAGCATACAGGATTCAAGTTCGGGAAGAGAACAATATGGCCTAAATGCTAGACCGGGTGCTCTACCTTGAACACTATCTAACATCGTTTGATATCTGAGATTAGATGTAAAAATGTGTTTTTGTTCTGGCCTCAGTTTTTGGTAATCTAGCCTATCTTTTTGTAAGTCCTTTGATTCTGGGGTCCAGAAGAAACTAATTTGTTTCTTTGTTAACCCCTCAAAATCTGGATATCTAAATTTGTCATATCTTTGAATGCCCTGAGGAGCACCAAAAAACATTGGTTGAGTTGTAAAGTCAACATTATTAAGATTTAATACCGTCATACCTTTAATTTCAGATTGCACAACTGTCACAGACTTCATCTCCTTCTAGAATAGTTTCAATTAACTGGTCAAGATTTTTTTCAGGCTCATCATAGGCTTCACCCTCAATTCTTCCATCATATGTATTACAATAATATGCAGTTTTGTGTCCATAACGGAAACAATAGAATAAATCATCAACAATTTCACTCATCGGAATCTCATTATTCGGGAAGTTTTCTGGGTTATAGTTCCAATTGGAACTTACAGAGTGGTCAAAAAATTTAATGAATAGCGATACAATATTGAAATAGCCCTTATTATTCTTCATATTCCAAAGCAGAGTGTAGTTATTCTTCAATGTTGAATATTGTGGGACAATCTGCTTAACTGGACCTTTTTTGGATTTCTTATATGAGAGAAGTCCTCTTGGAGGTTCAATTCCATTTGTTGCATTTGTTACAATTGAACTACTTTCAGATGGAAGGATCGTGGTGCATGTTGAGTTTCTCAAGCCATGCTGTAGGATTTCTCGGCGAAGAGATTCCCAATCGTGCTGTAAAGGCTCATTACAGATTTCATCAACATCTTTTTTATATGTGTCAATCGGTAGAATTCCATCCGAATATTTTGTCCTACCAAAATATTCACAGTGACCTTTTTCTTTTGCAAGATTGTTAGAGGCTTTGAGCATATAATACTGAATGCTCTCAGAAAGACCGTGAACCGCTTTCCAGGCTTCTGGTTGCTCATAAGTGAAGTTTAGTTTTGCAAGATAATGTGCTAGACCAATCACACCCACTCCTAACATTCTACGGGCCTTTGTGGCAATTTCTGCTGCTCTTACAGGATAATGTTGAAGGTCAATTAACTCGTCAAGGAACCGAACAGTTAGGTCAGCAAGACCTTCTAGTTCTTTATCTGATTTAATGATACCGAGATTAAAAGAACTTAAAGTGCATAAAGCAATTTCTCCGGTCTCATCATCAATGTGATAAATTGGCACCGTGGGTTCAAGAATTTCTGTGCAGTTATGAATTAAAATATCATTTGCATAGAAGTTATGAGCCCCTTCTACTGTAATATCATAAACTGGAATTTCTTCTTTAAGATGTTCAAATGAAAGTTTAGTTGAGTTTCCATTGGTAAGAAGTAAGACATCATCTTCAGTAAGATTTCCAGCCTCAACGTAACCCCTATTAACTGTATAAATTTTATGGGCTGGCGTTACGGTTAGACTTCTTGTGCCTTCTTTAACACTAATACGGACCACCTCGGCTTTAGGAGACGTTTGTGCAAATGCAGAGATTGGACTCCAAACTTCTTGGCATTTTTCAAAATTATAAGAAAGAACTTCTACACCAGTATATTTGTCAACATTAGAAATAAATGAATCATCATTCGTTCGTGCATATTGAAAAGTTTTTGGATTTAAATATTGACCCAGTTTCTCAATTTCAATTTCTTTTTCACTGCGCAATTCTTTTCCTTGAAAAAAACCATATGTATAACGTATTTTAATCTTAGTATCTCCCGCCACACAAAGGTTACTCATATAAATATTGTCCTTAAAAGGACTATGAGAATTGGCGTGGTCGACAAACATTAGATAAACGCGACCCGTCTCAAACCGTTCACTAATGAGGTCAAGAATTAATTTACGGGCACTAATTTTCTTTTGTGGAATGCTGGCATCGGCTTCATACTTAACATATAGTTCATCAAATCTGTCAGTTCCTCTGGAATCATAAAAAGCATCATAGAGGTCGGTAACATAATGAGGAGAGAATAGAGTAATCTCACCATCCGAGATAAATCTTTCTAGAAAAATCTTGGAAAGTTGAATATTATAATCAAGTTTGCGTACACGATTCTCTTCGGTTCCTTTATTGTTTTTTAGAACAATGATACTTTCAATCTCCTGGTGCCAAATCGGAAAATATACAGTTGCGGCGGCAGCACGGATACCACCTTGATGAAATGCCTTTAGGCTGCTTTCAAAGAATTTTAGGAATGGAATAACTCCAGTTGAAACTGACTCGCCACCACGAATCTTACTTCCAATTCCCCTCCAACGACCACCATTAATACCAATACCTGCTTTTTTGCAGATGTAACGAATCATTGCGTGTGCAGATGCCGCTAAACTTTCTGTATCATCGGCAGGGTCAATAAGAACACAAGATGCAGAGTTTGCCTCTTTTGTTCTAATACCAGCAATAATTGGAGTTGGTAGATTAATTTTATGCCTACTGATTGCATCGTAAAACCGCTTTACATAAGAGAGCCTAGTTGCCTTTGGATAGTTAGCAAACCCCGTAAGGGCAATCATCATATATGTAAACTGTGGTGTTTCATATAGTCTACCATTAGACCGGTCCTGCACAAGATATTTGTCTACAACTTGACGGAGGCCAGCATAAGTAAAAATAAAATCTCGGTCGTGGTCAATATAATCGTTCAACTCATTAATTTCTTCCTTTGAGTAGTTTTCATATACAACAGGGTCATATACATTGAGTTGAACACAACGATTAATATGTTCCTCTAGGTGGGGTAAATCAATTCTTCCACCATACACTTGCTTACGAATAGAAAAAAGGAGCAATCTAGCCGCAACATATTGATAATTTGGATGGTCAAGACTAATTAAATCCGATGCAGACTTAACAAGAATCTGCTGAATTTCATCAGTTGTAATGCCAGCATAAAACTGAAGGCCAGAGTTCATTTCAATCTGCGAGGCAGATACATTGGCTAAACCAACACAAGCACAATTGACCATATCGTGAATTTTTTCTAGCATCAATGGCTCAATATTGCCATTGCGCTTAACTACAGTAATACCATTGCTCATTTTTTCTTCCATTCGTTAAAGTTGAGATTTGCTAAAAGACCAGTATAGATGTTTTCTTTAATTATCTGGTTTACATCTAAACCAGAAAGAACCATTAGATTAACGTCCTTTTGTTTTACGTTTTTGGGCCAGATTACTAATGGTAGATTTTGAGCAATGGTTCTTTCCATTCTATCAACAATCTCTTTATTTCTGGGTTCGTTATCGTAAATGTAAATTGGTTGTTTGATATTTAGTTTTGCTAGGTCTACATCCGCTCCACACATTGCAATAGAGTTCTTGATAAAGTAAGAATCAAACGGACCCTCAAGAATGTAAACCGGTTCATTATTATCTATGCTATCATAATTATACACTTTTGGTGCATTTTCATCTAGCATAATCGTTATATATTTAATTGTAGATTTGCCTAGAGTTCGTCCTTGAAAACCAATCAATTGCTTCTGATAATAAAGAGGAATAATTAGTCTTTCCTCCTCATAAAACAGGGCTCGTTTGTTGAATGTGGGCTTTAAAGTATTAACCCATTTTTTGAACTCTTTAGCATAATAAAACTTTGTTGCATCTATGTTTCTAGATTCAAGATAAGACCTTGTTACTTCCTCTTCAGATGCTTTTGGTAGGTTTAGTCTTGCTCTAAAAACAGGCTTTGGATTTTCAAACTTAGGTGTAGTTGTTACAAAGTTCTTTCCAGTTAGACCCCTTTTGTATTTCTCTAGAATGAATTCTTCGTGAAGAGTTGGGTCTACTTGCTTTAGATAATTATTAAAAGAAACGTTTATGCCGCAGTTGTGGCACTTATAGTTTGTGTTATTCTTTTTTTCATAAAAGTAACCACGGGCTTTTGTTTTATTTTTCTGGGAATCTCCACAGATATTACATCTACAATTGTAGAGGCCGGGTTTTATCTTTTTAAATTTTTCTAAGCGTGATGATAAGAGATTAATATAATAGTCGTCTATGGCATCCATTCATCCCTTGTCAAGGACCCATATCATAGCATGGTTTGCCGGTTTTGTCAAGTCCTCCTTGAAAAGTCCGATAATTGGGGGGAGGGCAATGATTAGAACATTCAATATCAAAACGATGCCAACACCAATATAAACTTTATCACGCAATCCTTTAATTTCACCTAAAACTTCTTCTTTATCAAGATTCATTTTTACAGTAAGTCCTTTTATTCCTTCTTCTACCTTCCTATTAATATCGTCTCCCCTTTGTTGCTGCTGTTCAATTTTTACTTGGTGAACTGCAAGAAGTTCGCTGATTCGTACATTTACCTTGCTAATTTCAGAGATAGCCTCTCTTAGTGTTGACATCTCTTTCTCAGTATTTTCTTGTGCCCGTTCTAGTAGAGCCAAGCGAACTGTTTCTTCTTGCATTTTGTGCTCCTTGGAGATAATTTATCTCACAAAAATAACCATAAATCTATTACTATTTATGCTCAAAGTAGACCAGATGTGCGGAGCCATGCATCATATTGCCTCTTATAATTTTTACTTCTTCTATCAATTAAACCAGATTTTCTTTTCATTAAACCCATTACCGGGTCAAATCCGGCTCTTGGGTCTTTAGCATCTGCACCAAATCCGCCACCCTCACCAACAGGATTTGCGGTCATTAATTCTTCACGGATAATTGTTATTACTCTATCTAGCGGTGTCATCTTCAATACCAAGAAGTTCTCGTTTACAATATTGGTCTTCTTCTATCTGATGAAGATATCCTTTTGGATACTCTGGAAGGCGGTTTAAAAATACAATAAACGTCTTAATCGTATTCCACATTTCAAAGTCGTTTTTAAATAATAGCATTGGAGTCGTTGCCTCTCCAAAAATATTATAAAGTATCACAAAATGATTGAGAAGAAGATGAACTTTTAAATCCCCAGTCTTTTTATATTTTTTAAGAAGACGTTTGATATACTTAAAATAATTCAAGTCTTTATCAAAGTCTTCTTTGGTTATTGCCTGGGGATTTTCATAATTTTTTATGGCAAAGAGAAGAAAGTTTTCTTCATTCAATTCATTAAATTGCATTTAGAGGTCAGGCAAAGATTGTAAGAGTAGTAGTACCAATGCCTACGCCAGAGCCGAATGTTCCGGCACCACCAACGTTACGAATCATATCAGCAGTGAAGACTGAAGTTACACCAGCACCGCCAGAGAAATCAGTAATAACACCAATGAAACCCTTACCAGTATCAATTCTTAGTACAGAGCCAATACCAGTTGCAGGAGCAGTAAAGGCAAAGGCAACGCGATTAGTGATTTGACCGTTATAACTTGTGAAGGTTTTAAATGATTGACCGTTTACAAAATTAGTAACACTTGAGCCACTTGCAAATGAACGGGCAGTCGCAACAATAGGAGTGCCAGTTGGTGTGCCTGTAGCAGTAAATTGATTAATAATTACGGTAGCACCAGCAGAAACGTTTACAATTTCGTTAAATACCAGATGAACATAACCAGTTCTACCAGTACCAATACCAGAAGTACCACCAGCACCAATGGATATGGGTGAGGCACGGTTAGAGTCTTCAAAGAATACTGCAGTTGGAGTAGCAAGACCCAGGCCAATAGTATTTGAACCAATACCAGCAGTATTAAGACCTGAAACTGGTACTAGAACTTCATCATAATAAGAAGTAGAAAGGCCAGATTGCTCGTTACTGCCATAAAAACGATAAACCCAACCTCTTTGGTCGGCGAAACAATTATGCGGTGTCCGGTTTCTATCGGCTTCGCTAAGAAACTTAGGAATACCATAATTATTTGCGGCAGTTTCAGTAGTCGTTGAAATTCCCCAGAGAGCCATTAATATTACCTTAAATAGTATTTGCTAAGAATTATTTATGCTAGTTTTTTGTTACAAAAAAGCGGAGAATTAATCTCCGCTTTTGTTATTTTTGGTTGCTGCTATTAAGAAGTTACGGATAAACTGATAAACATTGTTTGCCTTGATTTTCTTGTTCTGGCCAAGAAATTCTGAGAATGCAAAAAGCAAACCTAGAATAATTGTAATGCCAGAGTTAAGAGCAAGACAAGCGGCTAAAGACATCAGACTTTAAGTTCAGAACGAACGAATTGAACTAGAGCATTGTCAATTTTGTTATCGGTAGAAGCAGCATAACGCTCAAGAAGAGCAACTACTAGTGAGCGGGCTTCCTTGGAATCCCAGAACCACTTAACAACAACGCCGGCGAATTTGGTAAGCATAACTATAATCTCCTTAGTATAGGGTATAAGTAGTAATAAAAACCAATAAAAGTAAAACCCTATTGATTTTCTAGACGCTTCATTGCAAATGCTAAATGATAATTTACATCATTTAGTCTTAATTCCGCTCCACGCCCGTAATCGACGTACTCCGCCGATGAAACTATTTATGAAAATCAGGTTCCGCGAAGTCTAAGTTGTCTGGGTTTTGTTATTTTTGGTTTTGGCGACTTTGTTGGCTTCGGTAATCTTTGCGCTTTAGGAATTAATTTTGAGTCAAGAGATAATGGAATGTTTGGTTTTTTAGGTTGCATATATTTGAACTCAAGTTGTTTTGGTTCAATTGGTTTAGATGTTTGCTCTGGGGATTTTGGTTTCGGTTTTGATGCTTCTCTTTCGGCATCAACTTGTGCTCTTAAATGAGCCTGTAAACCAGCAGATACAGTTGTTGCTCCTTGAACTTTCTTTCTATTAGCCTCTTCCGCTTCTCTACGTCTTTTTGCAACTGGATGCTCCTGTGGGGCCTTTTTTGATTCTGCACTTTGTAAATAACGTTCGGCATCTTTAATACCACGTTGACTCGCAAATGCAGGTCTAGGTGCCTCACTTAAAAATTGTTCAAATGTTTTCATTCTTCTTTCTTATGGGGAAGACCTCTGTGCTTTGTTGATGCAAACTTGCGGATTTCCGCTTCTGGCATACCATCAACGATTTCTAGAACTCTATCGCTAACTTTTGAACGTGAAACTTCTCCGCGCTTAACAGAGAGAGCCAAGCCAAAGATTTTTTGTTGCTGCTCGCTTGTTGCTTTTTCTACAAGAAAGTCGTATCTTTCGGTCAATTGACCTAGAGTGCATTCAGAAAGGTCATAACCCCCATCAATCAATCGTTCAACCCATTCTCTAAATTCTGGCTTATAGAAAGCGGCTTTAAGTGCCGCCCCAATTTGCCCCCCCAAACCTTTACCAGAGGCTTTTGCTTTTTTGCTCGCATCTCTTGCCCGAATGTCTCTATCAATTCCTTCTCTTGCAGATTGTGCTAAAGTTGAAAATACTCCTCTTGTTACATTTTTAAGTTTCTCTTTATTTGCACTAGTTTTAGGTTGCTGGCTTACTGCCACTTTAACTGCCTCATCGCCTTTACTTTGTGTCATTCTTTTGGCAAGGACTTCATTGTGTTTTTGCTTACTCTCCGCTTTTAGAGCCTTTCTTTTTGCTTCAAGAGCCTTAAGTTCGGCAGGAGTTTTTTTACTTTTGGTTGCTTCAGTAAGAATACTATCTTCGGCAACATAGAACACATACTCAAGAAACTTTTCTTCACCGAGATAATCAATAACCATTTCAAGGCCGTGCTCATTAAGACCTTGACTTACAAAATATTCGGCAGCAATATTTGAGGTTTCTACAATAAACTCTTCAGATAGTTCTTGAGTATCAATAACTGCAAACTTTTCAGTAACAGTAGGATTTAGAGTAATCTTATTATTGACTGGCCTTTCGGTAACTTGTTCTTTGCCAATATCTTTTACCTTTGGTTCAGTCTCAAGTTTAGAGATAACTTCATAGAGGTCAGTTCTCCAATTAGAGAAAGACTCAGTTTTCATCTCGTCGTCTTCTTCTTTCTCTTTTTTCTTGCCCCCTTTCTTTTTAGGCTCTTCTTCGTCGTCTTCTGTTGCACCCTTAATTGCTCTATCTTTTACGCCAGCATATTCATCGGATTCATCTTCAACTTCGCCATCGCCGTCATAATCTTTACTCTTTTTACCAGTCTTTTTATATTTTTTTTCAAACTTTTCACCGTAATCTTCATCTTCTTTTTCTTCATTAAGAATTTGAGTAAGATAAATATTTTTCATTTCAGAAAAACCTTGAATAATGCGGTCAGACATATTACGTTTATTAAGAACTTATGAACTATTTAGAGTTTTTCTTGCTCTTTCTATAATTACTCAAGAAATTCGTAATCTCTTTCGTATTCGTCATTTTCATTGCATACTTACGAAGTGCATCCGTTCCAACTAAACGCTGGTCGGATGGAACACCAGAAACATTGGTCCACTCAGTAATATCTTTAATCCAAGACTTAAACATCATGTCATCTTCTGTAACACAGATAACATAATTTGGGCCGCGTCTTGTTATTTTACCAACTAAACCGGTATTAAGATTCTCTACAATATCGTCAATATTAAAGATGTTATTTTGATAGTATTGTTCCTTCAGGTTTTCGTAATCAAGTTTAGGTGCAATCCTCCACATTTCTGCAACAGTTCCATCACCTTCAAGGCCACGTTGAACAGCATGAAATAGATTCTCCACTTCTTTTTGTGGCATTGTTCTGGGGATACCTGCCCTAAACTCCGCAAAATCATCGGCAACTGCCGCTTTTCTTAGTTTAGCAGATGACATATTTGTTATATCATCGGTTGAATCTGGGTCTCTATTACCAGCAGAAACAACTTTAATTTCTTCAAATTTATAGATGTTTTTTTCTGTATTATTATGTTTGTTTGCAAGACGTTCAAACTCCGATACTCTATCGGCTCCTACGATGATATTAACTTTCTTGAAACCATCTTCATTGATGTTTCTTAAAACTTCAAAAATAGTTGTTAATGAACGGTCATTAACAATTTTCTTTTTGAACTCAGGGAACATCTTCCGCATATATTTAATCTTCTGCGGAGGATTTAATGGGTCAGTTGTATTGTTCTGCTGCCTTGAAGGATAAATTCTTATTTCTCCACCGGATGCAACTTGTTTTGCTTTATCTAAAACTCTTTTGTGTCCAATTGTTGGTGGGTTGAATCTTCCCAGAACAATCGTTATCATCTTCTCCCCTTCTACTTCCGGTGGGGCTTCTTGTTCTTTAGGTGCATTAACACCTGGGCGAACGCCACCTTGAGCAGCCTTAACTTGTGGGGCTTCTCTTTGTGCTGCTGGATTTATTTTTGCTTCTGGTTTTTCGGGCGATGGTGACTTTTTCTGAATGAACTGAAGGTCACCCGCTACTGTTTGGGCAATAAGTTTTCCCGCACGGTCAACCCATCCACCGTGTTTGTTTGAAATTAGGCCAAGCCTGGATGCCTTTTCACTTGCTCGGCTTCCACGGTATTCTAGTAGAAATTCTAGAAATGTTTTCATTATATCTGATATTTACTCCTTATTTATTATGGCTTTTTGGGTTGAATATCAACAATATTGCGAGCACGGTTTGGGTTTGCTCTTTGACCAGTTTTAGGATTGGGTTTCATTCCAGTACCAGTTTGAGAAGGATTTTTTCTAGGAGTAGTTGGACGCTGTGAAGTTGAGCGGGTTGCCTCAGATGGCAGAACTCTACGTCTTACTGGATTTCCCGAGGCAGATTCTGGGGGTTGAGATGTTTGTTGTGGTCCTTTCTTTTTACTAGAAGAACTATTGCCATTAGAAGGTGTATCGCTATATCTTTGAGATTGACCACTTCCGGTGCCAGGTTCTCTAGAAAATGCACCAACATTAACGGAATTTCTATTCTGAGTAGTTTGCATTGGTGTTTGACCAGCCCCCAATCCTCTACCTTGTCTTCCTCCCATTGTTCTAGTTGAATCTGCTCCCCGGTCTACCGAATTATTTGGTTTTTCATTGCCAAAAACATCCCTATGAGTTGGCATTTTTGTTGGACGTTTTGTTTCATTTTCTTGGCCGCCTTCATTTTCACGATCTATATTTAGTCTCCTGGTAGTTTCTCTGTCCCGTGTAACTACTATGGTTGGCCCTTTAGTATCTCTAGTATCCGGTAAATGCGCCCCTTCGGGGGTTCTCATTGTTCCCCTAGGGGTTTCTGTTGATTGGCGATACCCACCTCTGGCTGTAGGCTTTCTACTGCGTATTCTACCCATTATTTCCGCAGTTCTTTCTGCACTTGGTTCGGGAATACCTCTCGCCCTTCTTGCAGCCACCACTCTTGCTCTACCTGCGGCTCGTTGCTCAGGAGTTAGAGCCTCATTAAGAAGATACTCATAAAACCCTTCACTAATAACTTCAAGAATTTTATATGCCGAACCTTCGGTATTTGCATACCCTTCGTCAATAAGATAATCAATAAGATAGTCTTCCATTATATTCCTGTGAGTAGTTTTAGGGCAACCCCGGCAGCAGTTGCCTCGACGTATCGTTTTGCTTTTTTTAGCAGGTTTTGAATTTAATGCAATTTTTCCAACTTTTTTAACCTGACGGGTTAGGGTTCTTAGAATCCTTCCCCGTTTTGTTGTTACTCTTGCTTCGGTTAAAAATTGGTTGAAAGTTTTCATCCCCTTTTTCTTTTTGCTCGTCTAGCATCTAGCAATGGCGTGCCAACAGTGTTATGTTTCTGTTTATCTTGATAGTAACGTAAATATTTACCATCTGTATTTACATCAGGTTTGTTAGTCTCACCTCTTTTTTGTCTGTAATTCAGTATAGTAGGCCGTTCACTCATTTCACGACCAGGAAGACCTGCCATTTTCTTCGTAACACCTCTGGTATTTCTATTTGTTTCTCTACGAGTTTGAGTTTGAAAGCCTGGTCTATTATGAAAGTATTCAGAACCTTGTGAGTCCCTTTTATTCCTCTGTTTTGCTTTTTCAATGGGTGATTTATTATCATCAACTCTTGCTTCAACAATAGAATCAATCCATTGCTCGCTCATATTAGCCATAAGAACTTGAGCATCTTCAAGAGTATCAGCAAAACCTTCATCTAGTAGATGCTCTAGAACTACATCGTATAGGTCGTATTCGTATGAGGCATTTACCTTACCTGCCCGTCTTGCTGAACCATAAAGACGATTTAGCTGCTGTGAACTTCGGGTTTGTGTTTTTTGACGTTTTGAGCCAGGTTCAGTTTTTTGGAGTTCATCACTTTTTTGCATTGCTCTCATTGCGGGAGATAAATTTGCAGGATGACCTAACATACTGGAACCTTGTGGGCGCCGATAGTTATTTGGGGCTTTATAAGCATCTACATAGCCTTCTTCAACTTCCACTTCTTCATCAAGAACTTCCTGGCGGTAAACATCACCATAAGATTGATATAGTTTCCAAAACTGACTGCCGTTCATTTGATTAGTTAAAATACTCTAACTATTTAGAACTTTATCCGAGAACACTATTATTAATAGCCGAACCAATATTTAAACCTAAATCGAATGAATCTAAAGCAGCCTCGCGGATGTGAACACCACCATAAATTCGGCTAAGAGCATCTTCTAGACCCGCTTGATAAAAGCTATTGCGATAAACACCATTATCAGTAAATCCTCTAAATGTGCGAGTAATGCCAGGAAGTTCCTGTGAACCAGCAGAAAATACTACGTTATCACCATAAAAATGACTCATAACACTAGAAAAAGCCCCGCCCATTACAGAATGTCCAGAGATAAAATCTGGAAACGGTGGAGACTCTATGCCATTAATTGACGATAGGAGAGTTTTCCATTGTGTATCTCTTACCGTTACAGGGGTTCCGTCCGTGTCCGAAAAACTGCCAGTAATCACATCATATGGACGAGGTTGTAAATAAGTATATTTTTCTTTCCAAGCAGAAATGACGGAATCTGCCATAGCAACTGATAAACTGGCCAACAATTTTGCATTGGTTTCAACACTACTTTTCTTACTCTTGGATACGTCCATTGCGATATCAATCAGTTGCCCATAAGGACGAAATGTATCTGGCCTATCATAAGCCCAGAAAAGAGCAATTTCAGTTTGGTCTGGAGTTCTTTGAAGTGCAGTTAAGGATGTATTTGATAATCCACCATATAAGCGCACTTCATTTAATTGGTTGGCATACAAATTTAAATCTACATCAGGTCTTGCTTGTAGCCCATCAGTTTTATATGGACTTTTTATAATCCAAGGTTTAACTGAACCCCAATTAGTCCCTAATGCAACTCCAGCCGTAGGGCCAGATTCAGCAGGTCTCCACACATAATCGCCCAATGGGTAAGAGACTGGAGTTGTATTTGTTGAGCCGTCATTCTCTCTGGATTTTATAATCTTATCCGCTATACTACTTCCAAATTTTAAACTCTCTGCAATGGTCTTTTTTGAAAGTCTTAGGTTCTTTAGAGACTTGGATAATTGAGTCAAAATAATGTTTGATTCTCCCGGAAGTTCTCTAGATAAAATTCTCTGTGCCGCTCCTATAATCGCAACATCTCGGTTGAGTCTTTTTGATGCCTTTATATCAATAAGGTAAGGTTTAACTTTATTCCCAAAAGATGCAACTGTGTCTAACATTGCAACAGAAAGCATCGCCGTAAGACGAGTTCCAGTTGTGGGTGCAACTCCTGGTTTTCCATTACTTCCAGCAGATTTAACTGCATCAAGAGCGCATTTCATCCATACTAAAATTGGGTCAGTTTTATTGGAGTTAACTGGCGCAATATTTTTTATATTTTTTGGTTGGATATAAAAATTGTATCTACCACCTAAAATTATAGGATACATATTCATAATTTTATTTTGATTATTAATAATATTTATATTTTAAAGAAAATTAAATTCTTTATTCTCTTACGAATTTATATAACTCATTAGCGGTTCTAAGAATTTCATCCAAAGATGCTTCATTATCTGCATTTCTCCCCCGGCTAACATCCCTTGCCATAACAAGGATGTCAAGTTTAAGTCTACTGCGTTGCATTTCGTCCATTTTTACCTCAAAGATTTGTAAGTTGTTCAATCACTTTACGAATCCTAACAATCCGTTCAGGAGTGTGCTCGGTTCCATAATCTCGCTGATGTTCAATAAGAACGTCACGAACGTCTGTTGCTTCTTCAGTTGTTAGATTCAGTTTGTGTGTTTGTGTTTTCATCTTTCTTTTTTACCCTTTCTGCAAATTCATCAACTCTTTTTTCCCTTTGTTTATTTTGATATTTTAGTTGTCTTTCCCTTGTATACCTAGGTTGCTTATCAAGATATTCAACTGAAGCATCAACTGCCTCCCACTCATTACAAGTCATAATGAAATGTGCTCTTTGAATATGAGCCAACACATAAAGTTCAAACGGGTCATACCAGAAGTTTGGAATTTTTACTGGAATTCTTGCTCTATTGACTTTATGACCATACTCAGTATATTCTGGAATGTTAAAGAGAGTTTTAAGTCTTACTCCAAACCTCTTGCTTTTTCTTTAGTTGTAATCATACATCACCTCCCTTACGGTTTTCAGAACGGCTTGCAACAAATGTTCCCTCGGGATAACGAGCCGATAGTTTTTCAAAGTTCATCTGAATTACCTCATCTAAAGTTACATCTAATGCTGTACAAGCCATTTGAACGTAAAATTGTACATCTCCCAATTCTTTTTTCAACTTAAGAATGTTTTCTTCGTTATAGGGTTTAGATTGCCATAAAATCTTCTTTATAAGGTCTGTAAACTCCCCGGCCTCTGCAACAATACCGTGAGATGCGGTTAGTAGTTGTGGGACGCTTACACCTTGTTCATTAAGTTCGTCAATTCGGGCCTTAAGAACTTCAACATCAGAAGAAGTCTTTGAAGTTACTTGAGTAACAAAGTTTGCATATTCAGTTGTAGTGATTTGTTGTGTCATAATGTTTTCAATCAAAGTTAAAGTTTTTGAATTTGGATTTGAAGTCTTTCTTTTCTGGTTCTAAATCTACTATTTCTACAAGTGTATCCTGGGCTTCTTGCTCTACATCATACAGCCTCATCTTTGCCCTATCTATGCCAACCGTAAACCGACGATATGGGTCTAGTGCTCCGTAACGATTCTTGAGTTGTTTAACAAGAATCTGATTAAGACCCTCTAGTTCTTCAGTTGAAATAAGACCAAACATATAATCAACAGTATGAGTAATACCAATACTTTCCGAAGTATCTGAGAGGTTTAAGTCTGAACTCGCCATCGAATTCCTATTACTTTGGGTTCCGCTGATTATTGGAACATTAAATTCAACCGCAAGAGAACGAAGTTCTTCGGCAATTGATTTTACGATTGTATAACTATTTGCCTGGCCGTTACTCTTGAATCTGCTAGAAGCACAGATATTTAGATAGTCAACAACAATCACATCAGGAGTAAATGACTTCTTCAGTTTGAGTTCATTGATAAATGCCCTAAAGTGACCAGAGTGTGCTGATACGGGAGGATATTCTTTAACGATTAATTTTCCTTGGGTTTTGGCAGATAGACGCTTAACCTTTGAATCAAATTCAGATTTGGCAATCTTTGCGAAATCTTTAATGTCTACATCAAGAAGATTGGCATCAATACGTTGGGCAATCTTTTCCTCGGACATTTCAAGAGTAATGTAAAGAACATTCTTACCCTGAAGAAGATATGATGCGGCAAAGTGACACATTACCAAACTTTTTCCAACACCTGTAGACGCAATTAGAACAGTAAGAGTTTTAGCCGAAAGGCCACCACCAGTAATCTTATTAAAATAAGACAAGTCAAATGGTAGTTTTTCTTCTTTTAGAATATAAGATTCATAACGAGAATCAGAATCTTCAAGATAGTCGTGGCCAATATGGCTATCAAAACTTACGGCAAGGGCATCACTAAGAATTGATGGAATTGCCTCTTTTGTAAGTTTGGAATCGCTACCATCTGCAATC